ATGAGCAAAAGACTTTTAATTTTAGAAGACGGAACCATTTTTGAGGGAGAATCCCTTGGGGCAAACTTGGATGTTACAGGTGAACTTGTCTTTAATACAGGAATGACAGGCTATCAAGAATCAATCACTGATCAATCATATAACGGACAAATTTTGACTTTCACTTATCCAATTGTTGGAAATTATGGCGTCAACCGAGATGATTATGAATCAATTCATCCGACCTGTAAAGCCGTAGTTGTTCATGAAGCAGCGCGCCGTCCTTCGAACTGGCGGATGCAAATGTCTTTTGATGAATTTTTAAAAGCAAAAAATATTCCTGGAATTACAGGTGTGGATACTCGAGCGATTACTAAAATTGTTCGAGAACACGGCACTATGAAGGCCTCACTTGTTCAAGCAAGAGATGAAGTAGAGCATCAAATGAGCCAACTTCAAGCGACAGTATTACCAACAAATCAAGTTGAAACAAGTAGTACGACGACCGCTTATCCATCACCAAATACAGGCAGAAAAGTTGTCGTTGTTGACTTTGGCTTGAAACATAGTATCTTACGTGAACTTTCAAAACGGGAATGTAATCTCACCGTTGTCCCATACAACACCTGTGCTAAAGAAATTTTGGAAATGGAACCTGATGGTGTCATGTTGACTAATGGCCCTGGTGACCCAACAGATGTACCAGAAGCAATTGAAATGATTAAAGAAATTCAAGGTAAAATTCCAATTTTCGGTATTTGCTTAGGTCATCAATTATTTAGTCTTGCAAATGGAGCAAAAACCTACAAAATGAAATTTGGACACCGTGGATTTAACCATGCCGTTCGTGAAATTGCAACAGGACGAATTGACTTCACCTCACAAAATCATGGATATGCCGTTTCATCAGAAAACTTACCTGAAGACCTAATGATTACCCATGTTGAAATCAATGACGACTCAGTTGAAGGAGTGCGTCACAAACACTTCCCAGCTTTTTCAGTCCAATTTCACCCAGACGCAGCTCCTGGACCTCACGATGCCAGCTATCTTTTTGATGATTTCATGGATCTCATGGATAACTTCAAAAAATAAAGTGTTGGTATAACTAGCTTTACAAGCGTTAATGTTCCGTATGTTTGCCAAAAGTAGCAAAAAAGTAGCAAAAATAAAAACCTGTTTTATAGCAGGTTCTTTTTTTTATAGATTATTAAGTGCATCAACAATATCTTTCTTTGCCTTTTTAGTAACGTGATTATATATTTTAAGAGTTACTTTTGCATCAGAATGTCCAACTCTTTCCATTATAGATTTTAATGGCATACCGAGTTCCGAGAGAAGTGAAACATGCGAATGTCTAAAAATGTGAGATGAAATTTCTTTGTCAATATGATTCGCTTTTGCAGCTTCTTTTAATTTTAAATTAAAAGAGTTCAATACTAACGGATTCCCTCTACTTGATAAGAAAATATAGTCATCATCTTCAGCAGAGAAATGAATTAAATCGTACTGTTTTCTCTCTTCGATTATTTCTATAGCTCTATCTGGCAAGTCAACGATACGAAAACTGGTAGAAGTCTTAGGCGATGTTTTTTCAGCTTCTGTGATACTTCGCATAAAGCTATCAAGCGTTCCCTCAACTCTTATTGAACCGTCATGATAGTTATCCCACTTTAAAGCTTGAAGCTCTCCATATCGCAAACCAGTAAGCCATAGGAACTCTGCCATCCTAGAATGAAGCAAACATCTTTTTTTATTAGCTAAATATGATATTATTTTTTCTGCTTCATCTCGTTCAAGATATTTGTTCTCCACCTTTTCACGCTGTTTATTTTTATCCTCTATTTTAAGAACTATTTCAGTGTCTTTTACAGGATTATTTGATAAATATTTTCGACTGATTGCAAATTTAAAAATTGTTGAAAGTAAAGCCCGAATTTGACTAGTGTAATTATAAGAGTATATCCCAAATGTATACATTTCATCAATGAGTTTAGTTATCAGTTTTCCGTCAATATTTTTTATAAGCATATCATCAGAGATTACCGTATGTATTCTCTTTAAATTACCGTCAACTTGTTTCCAAGTTTTTCTCTTGTTTTTTGCCTGGTAGTAAGGGAACCATTCATTGAGAAGCTCGCCGAAAGTTATATTTTTTTGAGCAGGGTCAGTAGTAGTGATATCTTCTATTTTTTCAGATAAGAGTTTTATTGCTTGTTTCTTTGCCTGAGGCGTATCTTTTTCTAGAGTTACACTTGCAGTCTTTGTTTTTTCAGAATACGGGTCAATATACCTCTCACAATATTTATATTTTCCATTTTTTAAGGTAACTATCCACATAATATTATCCTTTCTAAAAATGCCCACCTAATCAAAGGTTGGGCGTTTTTTTATAAATCAATTTCTACTTTGACGGCTTGACCGATAACGGCTGCTGGATTATCTTGTGTAGCAAATTGGTCTTTAAATTCTTTGTTGATTGACACAAGTCTCAAGCAATCTATTTCATGATAAACTTTCTTTAGAGTTGCCTGACAATCATCTTGGAAAAGAACGGCTCCAATAGTACCGTCAGTTACATCAGGAACAGCTTCAATTAAAACATAAGCTCCAAACGGAATCTTTGGCTCCATGCTATGCCCATCAACCATTAACCAATAATAATCACGAGCAGAAGATAAGAAGTGTGCAGGAACTGGTCTTGTACCGTCGAAGTTTTCTACTGCATCAAGAGGAAGTCCGGCCGCTATCCTACCAAGAATAGGAACATCTACCATGTCTTCATCAGGTTCATATTCCATAGTATTTGCCGGCATAACGAAGTTCTCTAATATCTTTCTACTTATATATGGCGGCAAATCATCAGGTATTTTATTAATTGGAATCACTTTAGATTCTTTTTTCTTTTCTTGGTTTTGCTCGTCTAACTGATTGGTTGCAGTGTTTAAAACAATTTTCTGACGTGGTTCTTCAAGTTGTTTCATTGCGTCAATAGTTTTTTCAATAATAGGAAACTCATTTTCGCTTACCCATTCATCGCTAAATCTTGGATCTATATCAGATTTTAAAATCCCGAAGAAACTAGCAATTTTTTCGACATTACCAGGATTAACTAATGTTTTTCCACTAGTGTAATCACTAATAGTGCTTTGAGCTATTCCCGTCCCACGTTGCAAATCTGCTGGCTTTTTGTTGAATTCATCTAAATACTTTTTTATATTGCCAGCGATAATAGGCTTTAATGCTTCTTCTCTTGGCGTTAATTTTGATCTTCCCATTCCTATCTCCCTTTAATATTTAAATATATTATACCGAAAAAAATCGGTAGTGTAAATAATAAAAACTAAAAAATATCGAATAAAATCGTTTTTTTTAGTTGACACCGAATAAAATCGGTGTTATAATTAATTCATAAAGTCAAACAAGCGAACAATCATGGGGCATTCAGTACGGCGGACGGAACAGGCTCAAATGACGGTACACGACGTATCCACCGCGACGTAAGTAGCAAGTTTGGCAAATAAAAAGCCCCAGAGGGGGCGGAATTCATTTTGATTTATCGCTACTTAGGTAAAAAGCTATAATAATTATGATTACCGTCTTGGCTTGTATGGGTACATCTTTTGAAGTCATTACTTGTTCAAGCACAAAATAAACTATCCATTTAGACATCTCAGCTTTATCAGAAAAAGGAGCAATCATATTATGAGAGAGATTATACATACGTTTTTTCAATTCTTTTCCGAAGGATTGAGAATTATAGGGCTTTATTTCATCTTTTATTGGTTTATCAGGATAGTCAGATGGATCAAATTGAGACTGGTTGTAAATGGTATTTTTATTACTGATAAAAGAATTATTAATTGTATCAATAGACTGCAAAGTGATATTGATAGACTCCAAAGGCTGCTTGATAGAAAGTAATTTTATTTCTTTGAAAAGTTCTGAATAATTTGGTATCGTCCGCCTTATGTTTTCATTAATAGCATTACTGATGGCAGTCATTTCTTGTACTAAATTTGCAGTAGGTTGAATAGATTCTTTTAAATAATCAGTAAGATTTGGGAAAGCTTTGCTCACAGTTAATTGATTATTTCTTAATGCAGCTTGATTTATAGTGTTTATTGCGGACATTGTATCTTTAAGTGAATCATTATAAATAGGACTCAAAGAATCATTAAGTTCTTTAATAAGTCTTTGTAATTGTTCAAAGGGTAAATAATCATCATTATCGTTCATAAGAACCTCCAATATAATTTTAGTTTAGTCACTTACATTATAGCACGGAGTTATGATATCGCTCACAATGAGCAGGGAAGACTGGCGAACAGGTTCGATTCCTGAACTTCCCTTACTGCGTATGCAGAAATTTTATTTAAAAGAAAGGAGCCAGTATGGCAGACACAACACCACCAAAAATTAAATTAAAAGCTGCAAGAACAAATGCTGACTTTTCAGCTAAAGAAGTTGCTGAAATTGTTGGAAAAAACTATCAAACTATTTTGAGTTATGAAAAAGATAGCACTGAAATTCCCATGAGTCTAGCAAGAAAATTGGCAGAAATTTACGACTATCCTATTGATTTTATTTTTTTAGGAAAAACAACCGAATATAATCGGTTTAAAGCTAGTTAGAAAGGAAAAAATATGAACGAATTACAAAATTTCACAAATGGAATTTTCAATCTTGACGTTAAAGTCGAGGGAGAAGAAGTTCTATTTAGTGCAGAACAAGTCGCAAAATCGTTAGGTTTAACTCAAAAGCAAAATAAGAGCGGAAAGATTTACGAGAGCATTCGCTGGGAAACTATTAATAAATATCTTCCCCAACTTTCTGGGGAAATTGAAAAAGGCTCATTTATCAGCGAACCTATGGTTTACAAACTTGCATTCAAAGCAAACAATGCTGTATCTGAAAAATTTACAGATTGGTTGGCTGTTGAAGTCCTCCCAACAATCCGCAAGCACGGAGCGTATATGACGGATGCGAAGCTTGAAGAAGTATTGCTTAATCCTGATACACTCATTAGCCTTGCTACACAGCTAAAAGAAGAACGACAAGCACGACTTGAACTTGAGAAAGAAAATAGCCAGCTGAACCTCGAACTTGCTGCAGCTACTGAAAAAACAACTTACCTTGATTTAATCCTTGAAAGCCCTGACGATATTCTAATCACTCAGATTGCACAGGATTATGGATTTAGTGCAGTGAAATTCAACCGAATTTTAAACGAGTTGCGGATTCAACGAAAAGTCAATAAGCAATGGGTACTGTACTCAAGATATATGGGTAAAGGTTACATTGGCAGCCGAACTCAGAACTATGTAGATAGCAAAGGTCAAGAGAGAACATCAATTACTACTACATGGAAGCAAAAAGGGCGCAAGTTCCTATATGAAACACTCAAAAAACATGGTTATTTACCTCTTGTAGAACAAGATGACTTAGCTAGCTAGAAAGGAAACAAAAATGACTACAATCGGAAAAGTTAAAATAGTTGAAATCGAAGATGGACCATTCATGACAGACGGAGAAATTGCTAAGTATCTGTATAAGACAGAAGTGTTAGATGAAAAAGGTAATATCGACAAAAAGTCTAATGCTTATCTTCGGGCGCAAGGTAATATCAAAAAATTTGCTGATAATGCTCCTGATGGTTTTGTGATTGATGTAGACGGACGACTTACTCACTTGATTGCCTTCTTAGCATGGTCAATTTGGAGCAAGAAGTATCGAGGAATGTCTAGGGCGCCTAAGTTTATTGATTATTTCACAGAAAATAAAAATATGCTAACTTCAATTTTATAAAGGAGGCACTCATGACTTACACATACATAGTCAACCCAGCAAAATTAAATGCGGTACTCCGCTAGAAAAGAGAAAAATGCACTATATACCTAAATATTCAAGAGATAGACAAAATAAAAGACAGTCACAAAAATTTGTAACTGTTATTGATAAAAAGAAATTAGCTAAAATTTTGGCTGAAAACAAAATCATTGCCACTAACTTACGAGCAGATACTTTAAAAAAAGTGAAGCTTATATGAAAAATAAGCTAGTTTCAGCAGTGTCTACAATTTTTCCATTTTTTCTTAAAGTCAAAGTTAAAGTAAAAAACTCTTTTTTATGTATGACTGGGACAGTTATGTCAAACGATAATCCTAGTACTGTTAAATTTCTTTGACCAGTTTCCATGGTTATTATTTCATCAGGTAAAGCTTGTTCTGGAATTAAATTTCGTTCCGTTTCATCTTTTAATAAAGTTACCTGAATGGAATAATTATCTGGCTCGCTATCTAATAGCAAATTTGAATTTACTTTAAAAATAGTATTCATAGTCGGTTCTTTTGGGTAATCACCTACAGTAAATATTGTAGATGGGATTCCATTATTAAGACTAGCATAGAAAAAATTAATTTTATTAACCATAATTTTTCCTCCTTTCCATAAAACTAAGCAAATACCGCAAATATCTGCTCAAAGTAATTATAGCACTCGGAGGATTAAAACGCATACATAGAAGGGAAACTAATGGAAATAACAACTAGAAATGGTCGTAAAGTTCGACTAATTCCAACACCAGTTGGTCATAAACTACAAGATATTGATGTAGATTATAAAAAATTATATGAGCAAGCAGTAGCTCAAACATCACGATTCTCACAAGAATATTGTGATGAAATTGCTGAAAAACGTTACTGGTACCAACGTGCAATGGAAAACGAAGTTTATCGTGAAGCGTGGGAAAGAGAACATCGTTTTGACAATATTGATTTAATTACTGTAGCAAAATAAAAAAGCCCGCACTGGCATGCGGACTAAGACGTGGTGTGTCTAAATTTTATACATCTAGATTATATCACGTTTCAACAAAAATAAGAAACGGAGAACTTAAAAATGGATAACACAGATATTTATACAACTGATACATTGTTTTACCAAGGGAAGACAATGAACTTTATACCACTTAGAAGCGGTGGAGTGTTGCTGGAGGTTTATTGATGGTTAAAGCTGTTGATTTATCGGGTCAAAGTTTTGGGCGGGTAGCTGTCGTTGAAAAAACTAGCAAAAGAGATAAAAAAGGGAACGTTATATGGCATTGTGTATGCAGTTGTGGCAACGAAAAATTAATTTCGACTAGGAGACTAAAATCTAATAAAAATATATCTTGCGGTTGCTATCGTAGAGAAAAAGTACGAGAAAGCGTCACAAATATCTCTAAAGCAAGAATAGACAATGAATCTAGCGGAATTAGAAATATTTATTATTTACCTACCAAAGTTCTAGCTTGTTATCGTGTGATGATCAGCCGGAAAGGGAAAAATTACTCTCAATTCTTCCCAACACTGCAAGAAGCAGAACGAGCCAAAGAATACATACTAAGTCGCTATAAAAAAGGCATTCCAAACTGGAATGACAAATTATAATAAATCGGAGGAAATAATGACCGAAGAAAAACAACCGTATATTGTTAAAAATGATAGTGAACTTAACTGGGTGCTTGGTAAATATAAAGAACATCAAATCCAATGTGACGAGTATGAAATTCAAGCTGAAGAATCAAGAAAAGCTATTGAAGAAAAATACAATGCCGAATTGTATGAGATTGAACAACGTCGCTTAAAACTTCAAGCTGAAGAGCAGAAAGAAATGGATTATTTCAAAGGACTGGCTGAACAATATTATTTAACTCTTGATACGAAAAGCCCTAAGAAAACAATCAATGGTAGTGTTCGATTTTCAAAAAAGGAAAATGCTTCTTATGACGATAATTTGCTCTCAGAGCTTAAAGAAAAAGGGTTTGACAAATTCATTTCTGTTAAGACTAAAACGACTGAGAGTGTCGATAAAAAGGCGCTTAAAGCTTTTGTAAAAGATGGCGGTCAGCTCGTATCAGAAGATGGCGAAATCGTAGAGGGTTTCAAGTTTGATAAAACAGAAGAATTTACAGTGAAAGTTTGAGGTTTAGATAATGAAAATAACTAAAGCAACTGATATCAGTAGAATTCAATATTGGAGAGTATTGCTTTATGGTAAACCTGGACTTGGAAAAACTTCTGCAGTAAAGGGATTAACTGGTAGAACATTAGTTTTATCTCTTGATAACTCCCACAAAGTATTAAGTGGCATTCCAAATATTGATGTGAGAACAATTGATGATGAAGGATTAGAATCGTTTAACAGGAACGAACCGATCGAAGATATCAATATTTTTCTAAAAGAACTTGATGTCGTCATAAGTGATTACGATAACTTGGTCATTGATAATGTGACGAGTTTTCAATCAGACTGGCTTATTGAACGAGGGAGAAGTTCAAAAGGTGGTATTCGTAACGAAATCCAAGACTATGGGGATTGGACGAATTATTTCTTGAGAATAATGACCAAAATTTATGGACTCCCAATAAATGTCTATGTTACGGCTTGGGAAGACACTCAAGAAATTTCACTTGAAGATGGCAGAGTAATCACCCAGTTTGTTCCAAAAATAAGAAAGCAAGTATTAAGTGAATTGCTTGGTTGGACGGATGTAGTAGGTCGAATTAAAGTAAACCCAAATACTGGAAATCGTGGAGCAATTTTAGAAGGTAACGATGGTGTTTACGCTAAAAACAGAATTGACAGTCGAACAGCTTGTCCGATTGATGAATTATTTAAATTTGAAGGAGAAGAATAATGCAATATAACAGAAATGACGTAAGTAGTCTTGGTGGAAAACAATTTGAAGCAGGCGTTCATATCGCTAAAATAACAAAAGTTGAAGCAGGTAAGAGTAAAACAAAAAAAGACATGTTTAAGTTTACCCTTGAAGGAATGAATGGAGAATCCACAAACAGTTACCTAGTGTTTGGGGAACAGTGGTCTGATTCAAACCTTCAACGAATTCTTGCAAGTATTGAAGATAATGGACAACAAATTGCGCCGATTGATTATGGATATAACCGGGAAACAGTCCAATTTTTAACAAATCATAAAGTCTTTATACAAATGAAAGAACGCACAGGTACGTATGTTGACAGAAACGGTAAAACTCAAAATAGTACTGGAACAGAGCATAAAGCATTCTTGACACACGAAGAATATATGAAATTTGGTGGCGGTGCACAACAAAATAATATTCAAGGCAATAATGCTCAAGCAGATCCGTTTGGAAATTCAGCTCCAATGAATATTTCAGACGAAGACCTACCATTCTAATAAGTTAGTGCTGGAGGGTGGCGGAACGAGCCGTAAAGTCAATGAGTATTTAGTGTTTACACATAACCACTCATCGCCAGCTTTTAATTGAAAAATAAAACTTGAAATAAATATAGAAGAAAGGAGAAAGTTTGGAACAAAGTACAAAATTCTTCAATCAAATTCCAGTTCCAATTGTGGAAGCTGATGACTTAAATGATTTTGAAAAACTTCTTTTTAGTGAAATATACACGATGGCTAATTCTTTTGGAAGTATCTTTCCTTCAAATGCTTATCTTGCTAAAAGGTACGGAAAAACAAAAGTTACAATTTCAAATACCCTGAGTAAGTTGCAGGATAAAGGATATATAAACCTCGAATATCAATATTCTGGTAGAGAAATCGAAAAAAGATTTATTTACCCCTGTTTAAATAAACTTAATGGGGGTATTAAAGAAAATTTTAATACCCCTAAAAGAAATCTTTATGGGGGTATTAAAGAAAACTTTAAAGATAATATATCATCTAATAAATCAATTAATATATCAAATAATAATATATCGGACAAGTCCGATAAAGAGTCTGATTTAGAAACTAGATTTAACAATCTGTGGAAAATATATCCTAACAAAAAAGGAAAACCGAAAGCCCTATTAGCTTATAAAAGAGCTGTAAAATCTGGAACGACAGACGAAGAGATTAAAACGGGTCTTGAAAACTATTTGGAAGAAATAAGAGTTAAAAATACCCAACAAAACTATATAAAACATGGAAGCACATGGTTTAACGGTAAGGGTTGGGAAGATGATTACGATTTAACGCCTATTCAAGGATTTAAAAATAGCAAAGTCGTCAAATCTGCTCCTAACTGGTCTAATCAAAGATTTGAAAAAGATGAAGAAACGCTGACAGCGGAAGAATTCGAGGAATATATGAATGGCTTGGACTCTTAAAAAACGTGCTCTTGATGAGGGGCTATCAGAATATTACCGTAGCTTTATTCCTGGGATTACCCATAAACAATACTGCAGATATGTTGAAAAAGCTTATGAAGAGGAAATAGTATTAAGTCCTATCACTTTTATCGCAATAGTTAAAGGTATTGACAATGAAAAAGCAACCGAAATATTTTTTGAAAAAAATAAAGAACTGACAGATTCAGGAGTAATTCCTGCAATTGTTAGATTTGGAGAATCAAGTGAAGTTTGAATTTAACTTTCTCAGAAAAGAAATGATAAATGAGAATGATAACAAGGGCACAACTTATGGTTCAAGAATTGCAGCCAATAATACTAAACAGCGTTTAAGACGGATTGCATGCCGAACAGCTCATGAATGGCTAGACCAGTCAGATGAAGTATTTGAACAATTCCATGAGAAGCATCGTTGTGATGTGTTCGTTGTGATTTATCCACCTAAACGCTTTAAATATGATCCACCAAATTATGAACCAACATCAAAAGCATTAATCGATGGACTTACAGATGCTGGAATTTGGAATGATGATAATTACAACGTTATTCGCAGAACAAGTTTTGAGCATGGCGGGCTTTCTGGAGATACAAAGATATGGAAAGTAGAGTTAGTAGTGAAAGAACTGACAGAATAGCATTAATTCATGAAAATTACGGTTATATTGAGCGCTTAAAGCATTTCATGGATAATTTATCAAGAACAAGCTAAAAGCGCTTAGAAGCTAAAATATGAGGTGCTAATATGACAACGCAAAAAGAAAAAAATGTTTTGGAATTTAAGGACAAGGATATTTTGAAGAACCATAAAGTCGCTGACAAAGATGACGAATGGTTTCATGAACAATGGAAAAATAAGCTAAGTGGATTGAAAGAGGCAGGAGATGGCAAGTTTAGAAAAAATTTATGATGTATATTTCAATGGGATAAAAATGGGAACTGGAACGAAAAAAGAGCTTTCGAAAATGCTTCTTGTTTCACCTCATTCAGTCGCTGGATGGGTTAAAAATGGAATGGCTAATTCTCCGAAAAAGAATGCAGTCAAAATTGCCGTTGTAAATGAAAAAGCGATGATTGAAAAATATCCAGGTTGGAAGCCTTATGGTGGTTCAAAATCTAAGACTTCTGATGAAATAACAGATCGTGAACGAAGAAAGCACGAAACAAAAGAAGAGCGTAGATTGCGAAGAAATATCAGAGCACAAATGGCAATCGAAAACTCAAGAAAAGACGACAGTGTCTTTAAATAAAGGAAAAACAATGAATAAAAAATTAATCACAACAGCAGTAGTCGCAGCAGGAATCTTTGGTTCAGCAACTTTTGGAGCTTATGCAGCTAATGCATGGGCAGGACATCAAAATATGGTCGCTGTGCAACAGAATATCTCTATCTTGAAACAACGCTTGCTAGATCGAAACGAACAGCTGAAACAGGCTAATAATAGCTCACAGCAATATTCAGACCAATTGAATCAATTGAACAACCAAATTAACCAGTTGAAAGACCAAATTAATCAAGACAACTCAAACTTGCAAAATCAAGCTGTTAGTTATCAAAATCAACTGAACGCACTCAATCAGCAAAAAGAAGAAGTTGCTAGACAATTAAATCAAGCGAACCAAGATAAGGCGAATATGGCGCAACAAGTCAATGACTTGAACTCAAAGCTAGTTGCCGCTCAGCAAAAGACTGACGAGCTATCTCAAGCTGTGACTGATGCACAACAAACTAAAGACTTGTCAGACGATGCTGTCAATGATACAAAGTGAGGGATGAGATGAAACTAAGCGAGATTGAAGCGGTAGCGGAAGTCGTAAAAGAGGAAACTTCTCTTGAATATGGTGAATTTATGTCAGAAGATAGCCAAGGATTACCAAATTTGCCAGTAGGGACAATGCTTTATAGTGCAGAGCAAATGCAAGCATTCATGTTTAAAAATGTGAGTATTGTTCTTGCTGCGCATGAATTATATGAAGCAGAAGTATGTGGATTCCATTTGAGTCAATTGGAAAAAGAAGAAATTGGAAAAATTATTCAAGATTTATTTACGGAGGACACGAAAAATGACTAAGGAATGGGTCGTCCAAGCAGAATTAAACGGTAGATTTGGAGCTGTAAGACGTAGTGATGCCAACGGAACACGCAGAACTTTTGATACTCGTGAAGCAGCGCTAAAATATTGTGATAAGAAAAACGAGGAGAAAAATGGCTAGAAAAGATTATATTGATAAAATTAACAAAAATATGGAAAAACTGACAAAAGACGAACTTAAGGATGTAGCTACTTTAACAAATGTTCAGTTCGGAGTACGTTTGAAAGTCGCTGAAAAAGAGTACTGGGAGAAAGAAGTCGAAGCTATAAAATCCAAACTCCAACAGCAAGACCTGCCAGTCGTGCCTGAGTGTGTTGATAAGTGGTATAAGTTTCACATGAATGGAACATTTTCGGCTGTTATTACTGCTTATGCTGTTGATGGAGCTGATAAACCTGTTATTTGGCTCGTACAAAACGGAGGTATGGATTTACTTTGTAAAATGAAGCTGTATGGCTACATAGTCGAAAAACCGCAGCTGTTTTATTTGAAGCACATTGATATGAGTAAACGGAACTCAATTAATGATTTATATCTAAAAAAATATATCCATGCTGATTTAACCGAAAATGGAGAGCATAGACTTTCTCATGCTATGTCAGCTAAAGGCATATACCCGTCAAAAGAATACTGTGCTTTCACCCAGCAAGAAATCGACAGTATGCAAACTGGGAGTTATGAACAGATTGAGGTGACGGAATGACATTTGAAGAAGCAAAAGAGAAAATGTATGAACTATTTACTGACTATCAAGTGCCCGGGTATTCAGTAGGAGATTTTGACCCAGAATTTATAGGAACCATTGAAGACTTAGAGGAAATTATCGAAAGCTTAGAAGAAACATATTTACCAGATAAAGGTCTAGTGGAGGTGCAAAAATGAGCGAGAAAAAATATCAAGTAAAAGTTGAAGTGTTATATGCAAGTGGAAATTATGCGACGGCTTATTTGGGATATAGTTCTTTGTATAAAAAGTATTTGTTCAGTCGTGAATTTAATAATCGGACTTTGTCAGAAGTAGAGTTAGATAATTTGGCAAATAATGGTCGTGATTACTGGTCGTGTGCTGTGCCTGTGGAGGACGGAGAATGAGCGATAAAAAATATTATGTGAAATTGAAATCTCCTAATGATCATAAAGGAATTTGGTGGCGCGGAGATAGAAGCGAATGGCAACCGTATAGTTATGTCCCTGTATATGGAGAAGAGTTGGATGATTGGGGAGAGCGAGAAGTAATCGGTTGGAAAGTTTCTGAATTCATACCTTCTTTCACAAAATCAGAACTTGGTAAAATCATGGGCGGTGCGATTTATAAAGGGTGTATTTTGCCAGATGGGCATGAGTTTAGTTCGGATTGTAAGCCATGGATTAACCCGCTTATTGAGCTTATACCTGTGGAGGACGGAGAATGAAAAGACAATTTGTAAAACTAAATAAAAATGCGACTGTTCCAGAAAGAGCGACAAAACACAGCGCAGGTTATGATATTTCAGCAAGCGAAACAGTTACGATTCAACCAGGAGAAATAAAACTTGTACATACTGGTTTAGCTGTTCAAATGGAACAAGATGATGTAATGCTATTAATTGACCGCAGTTCTAATCCAAGAAAACGTGGAATTGTACTTTCAAACTCTTTAGGAGTAATTGATCACGATTATTTCCCAAATGAGTTCATGGGGATGTTTACTAATATTACTGACAAGCCAGTTACGATTGAAGCAGGTCAACGCATCATGCAAGCAGTTTTTGTGAAGTATGGGCTAGTTGATAATGATAATGCAAACGGAGAGCGCACAGGCGGATTTGGTAGCACTGGGGAGGTGTGAGAATGAATTTAAGATGTAAAGATTGTAAAGTAACTTTTGACTCATCATATAATAAGGATTGCCCATTTTGTGGATCTGATGCCTTTGTTGTTGAACTTTTACATGCAAATAAAGAAACCGAACCTGATTATTGGATGATAAGAGGGGAAATTTGGAGTGACGATATTGCATTTTTAGAAGCTCATAACGGTACATCATCAGAAGTTCAAGCAGCAATGGATGAATGGGAAAACTATGCCGTTCCGTTATATAAATCGCCTGTCACCACTGACAAACTTTCGGTTGAAAAACTCCAAGAAATTCGAGTAGAAGAGCTTAAAGATTTTAATTCGAAAATTTTACAAGCAGAGCTGAAAAATCAAAAACTCCAAGAACAACTTAACACTGCGAAATATTTCTTTAAAAATATTTTAGATGTTAATCCTAATCTTCACGGAGGTAATAGTGTAATGCACCTAAAAAATTGTGTTCGTGTTATGAAAAATTCTGCTGAAAAAGCACTCGCAGCGATTGGAGGGGATGATGAGTTTTAAAGATACATGCGAAGAAATGGCAACGCCACAACAATTATTAGAAGACTTATATACAAATCCAATGCATTTGCAATATAGCAGAGCCTCTGTACTACGTATGATTAATTTTTTCTTCGAGCAGAGTAATTTAAAGAAAGACGAACTTGAAGGGAGCGGCGATGAGTGAATTATACAAAGCAATGAAAAGAATTGAAGATTATCAATCAACTAAACCATTGTATAAACAAATTGCTGAAATTAAAGGAATTGCTAGCACTGCACGATATGGATATGATATTCAACCCCAGCTCACGATTCCGAAAAGCATTGCGGATGAGTTGGAAGAAGAAATTGAAGAAGCGTACAGCAACGATTACATTCGTTCTTATAGTGATGTTGGGGCTTATATGGAAGTAATCACTGATGTCCTTGATGAAGAGAGTGAACTTTATAAATTTATGTTTCCAGATGATGCCTTACTCGGATGCTCACATCGTAATATAATCTATCTCTACATGGTGGATAATGATTTAGTGAAAGTGGTGTGACTATGACCGACAAACTAATATCGCTGGTCAATGACTGGTGGGGAGGGATTGAATGATTAATATAATTTTATGGGTATTCCTGATAGGTGATGTTATAGGAGCAGGAATGCTAATTTATAACATTGGCAAACCAAGAATAATAAAACCAATAGATGCAAGCATTTATATTGTGGTTGAATTAATAGTATGGATTGCTCTAATTTTGAAATTGATAGGAATTGGATAATGAAAATTTTGTGTAAGCTGTTCGGGCATAAGTGGTCGAAATGGAGTGTATATTTATTTGGCGCTCATGAAGAACGCTTTTGTCGGCGTTGCTACATTATAGATAAACGAATTCCACGCTCAGACCTTGACGAGTCGGAGAACGTGTTCGGGGAGGAATGATGTATAAGAAAGCAACAATATTTATTATATGTATGATTATTGGAATGTCAATCTATGTTGTTATGGATTACTTTATTCAAAATGCTACACCATTTAGATGGATTGTTATTATTGCAACTTCTGCATGGTTTGCTTATTCATCAGAATTTGAGGAGAATCACAATGACAGAAGCTGAAAAATGGCTCGATAAACATATGGATTGAGGTGGAGATGAAAAAATTTAGATTAGTAAGTAACTCGTTTTTGTTGAGTGATGAACATTCTCACTCAAAATTTGTTGAGGTTCAAGCTAATAGCTATGCTGATATTATCCAAGAAATTGAAAGTAATGCAGGTTGGGTGACTACCAGGGACTGTGCCTTCAAAGTCGCCTATATCGAGGAGGTTGTGGAATGAGACGAAAAAAAGCCCAAATCAAAGATAAGGGCTTCGGGGGATTAACAAAAATTAACGTGATGATATGTCCATGCAAGATGAACACGGCCTAATTTGAAGTGATGGATAAGTTCTACGAGTGTATTCCATTGCTTCGATATCATTTTCAAAATCCCCATCAATAAGATATGAATCATTAACTTTTGGGCGATTAGGGCAAGTTCCCTTGTGTACTTCATGATAATCACTGAAGTCACCACTTTTATCTACGACATAGCTCATGAGTTAGTCCTCCTTCAAATAGTTTGTATTGGTTGTACAATTTTATTTTAAAACTATTGCTAACCAAGTACAAGCAATATGATTTAAATAAAAGGAAATATAAAAAAGCCCGAGTTGACCAAGCTTGAGCGATTGTTGTAAAAATTATTAGTTACTATTAAATGGTCACATTCATTATACCACTGATTAATTGACAACTATAAAATTTGATTTATTAAAAAGTCTTTAATTATAACAAAAAAGCTCGAGTTGACCAAGTTCGAGCGAAATTGTGAATTATAACATTTATATTTTTTTGGTCCACTCTAGTATAGCACTAATCAAATTAAAAAGCCCAAGCTGACCAAGCTTGAGCGATTTACTGACAATGTTGCGAAGTTTATTTTTGGTCATTAACATTATAGCACACAGGGCAACAATTTATACCAAAATATAAAAACCCGAACTGACCAGGCTCGAGTTATATGTTCTAGGTTTAAATTTTATTCTTAAAATTTAGGTCTACTACATTATACCATAATAAAAATAAGTTATAACAAAAAAGCCCGAGTTGACCAAGCTTGAGCGAATGTAAAAAGAATATACATTATCTAATGTATTTTTGGTCAGTTATATTATATCACATAAATAAGTAAGAGGTTATGGGATAAATGCAAAAAACCCGAACTGACCAAGTTCGAGCTTTACTTAAAAGGATTAAGACTACTATTATTATTATTATTATTATTACTAGTATTTATTGGTCCTTTAAATTATAGCACAAGATATATTGATTGATAACAAAAAGCGCTTGAAGTGACCAATTTCAAGCAGTTTGGAATTATTACGTTCTGTATTTTCGGTCTTACAAATTATATCATACTGAGCTAGGAACTCGCTAAACTCAACTGGAGGGAAAAAATGAAAGACAATAAACAAGTACCATTGATTCAAAGAACACTGCTAGAAGTTGCGCAATTTAAAAAGCATAAGCTAAATGAATTTTTGATAGGGGAAACGGACTGGTGGTATTCTCCTATCAATGATATTGTAATGGCTATGACTAACGGAGAAAAACCTGGACCTTTTAAATATGCTGAAGTAGAAACAAACGATTGGTTGTGGATTATGTCAACAATAGACGGAAATCTTGTATTGGACGGAAAAGGCGGAATCGGAATCGAGGTTGAATAGAATGTTAGAAATTAATAATCAAGATAGAAGTAGTGGAAAAACTACTAAAGTTATTGAACTTATGAAGGATGATGAATTAGCTTTGTGCTTGGTTCCGTACTATGGAATTAAACGTTCGCTATTTCCAAAAGGATTGCAAAAAAGAGTTATATCCGCAAGAAGTTTCAAAAATGTATATGATGAACTCCAGGGTAGAAGATACAATAAAATATATATTGATGAACTTCTATATTCTAATTTTTTTATTGCTGAGCTGTTCTATAATTTTGGCCGTCGGTCGGATATTTCGATTATTGTTTACGGAACTGATAATATTTAAATAATAAAAAGCCCACGGCAATGGGCTTTAAAAACGATTTATTCTAATACTATTATAACATAACAGGAGTTAGAATATGACAAAAGAATTGACGAAAGCGCAATGGCACGATGTTCGAATGACCTTAAGAATTATCATTCGTAATAAGAAGAATGCCAAACAATCTCAGCTTATCAATGAAGCGTTAGATAATATTAAAGATGAAGATGATCGTAAGATATTCAAACGTTATTACATTGACGGTTGGGGAATCATTAAGATCACAATGAATATGTATTACTCTAAGAGCGCAGTCATTGCTAGGAATAATAAAGCAACGCAACAGTTTGCTGAGAAATATGACGGTGGTCATTTACTTAAGATGTTTCATGAATAATATAAAGAACGCTACTTTTTCGTAGCGTTTTTGTTTTACGATTGAATCATGATAGATGTAAGTACACCAAAGGCAAGACACAGGTTCTATTGCTCAGGAACTTGGAGACGTATGAGAGAACAGATACTCAAGCGTGATAACAATGAATGTCAATGGTGCAAAGCAGAAGGCAGGGTGACAACGGCTAAGACTGTGACACTAGAGATAGATCATATCAAGGAACTTGAGTATCATCCAGAGCTTGCACTAGAACCTAATAACCTTCGTACCTTGTGCCATGACTGCCACAACAAGAGGCATGATAGACACAGATACAAGCAGTTTGATGATGAAACTTTTGAATTCTGATTTTATTGTTCGGAAATTACAGAAAAATAATTAAAATATACCCCCGGGTCTAAAATAATTGGGTCTATTTCCAAATTTACCCCAGACCGGTTGGGGTCTTTTAACCAAAAAAAGGCTATTTTTTAAGAAAGGAGCTGAAAATGGTAAATAACCAATTGAAGAAAGTCTTAGATGATAAAAAATTGAGTTTTTCAGATTTGAAAAAGTTGCTTGAAACAAAAGAAATAAAAATAAATAACAGCCAGCTTTCTTTATACTCTAGGGGAAAGAGGAATCCTAAAGATAAAAAAATGTGGATAGATATCGCTGAAGTTTTGCAAGTTGATTTACAAGAAATAATCACTGATATAAATTATTATTTGTCAATCATGAATGAAATATCTGAAAACAGTACTGAAAAAAATGGCAAAACTGAAAACGAAAAAACTAATGACTCACTTTTTCAAGAATTGCTCTCTCTTGTTGATAAAAATTCGCCATCTGAATTAGAAAAAGTGTACCGATACTGCAGCTTAGTTTCTAATTTTGAAAATTTAAGCAAAGCAATTGATAAGTCAGGAGTAATGATTCTGGTTTCTTCTGGTGAAAATGAGATAAAAAAACCACACCCTGCAATTGCAGAAAAAGTAAAAGTAAATGCTGCCTTAATTAAGTTAGATGAATTTTTTGAAGAAAAACGAACATCAAAACCTAAAAATAGTAGCGAAAAAGATTGGAGTAAATTTACGAAGTGATCGATTACGTTCAAAAGTACATTGACGGTTATTATGCGGGCATGGTCAAATTCAACTATGAACGAAAATTACTTGTTGATTATATTAAACGTGAGGTAGTGCCTCGTCTCGAATCAGGCGAGGTATTTTTTGACGTTGAACAGATCGAGAATTGCATTGGATATACTGAAAAGTATTTCTTTGAATTGGAAGATTTCCAAAAATTCATTATCAGTTTTGTTTTCTTATATTTTTCAGAAAATCATCGGAATGTTTATCGAAAAATATTAATCATGATTGCCAGGGGGAATGGTAAAAATGGATTACTTTCTGCAATAGGAAGTTACTTAACAACCCCTATGCATGGAATCGCTAATTATAATATTTCAATCGTGGCCAACAGTGAGGACCAAGCAAAAACAAGTTTTGATGAAGTCCACGATACAATTGAGAACCATGAAGAATTAGAAGAATTATTTGGTAAGCCACGTAAATCTGAAATCAAGAACTTACAAACAAAATCGCTCTTTAAATTCAGAACATCAAATGGAAATACTAAGGATGGACTTCGAGATGGAGCGGTTATCTTTGACGAAATCCACCAATATGAAAGCAATAAAGATGTAAAAGTACATATTTCAGGGCTAGGTAAACGGCCTAATCCTCGTGAATTTTATATAGGAACTGATGGTTATGTGCGTGATGGATTCATTGACCAGATGAAAGATATGGCACTAAAAGTCCTTAAAGGCGAAGCGAAATGGAATGCTATGTTTCCATTTATTTGCAAATTGGATAAGGCAGAACAGGTTGATGACCCTACCCTTTGGGAATTATCGAGTCCTATGTTTTCACTTCCAATGACAGAGTATGCGCAAGGACTTTTTGAAACAGTTCTTGAAGAATATGAGGACTTAGAATTAAATCCTAGCGGACGAGATGAATTCATGACTAAGCGCCAAAATTTCCCAGTGACTGACATTGAAAGAAGCGTGGCAACCTATGAAGAATTAAAAGCAACTAAAAAAGAATTTCCAGAATTAAGGAATCTACCTGCGGTTGGAGGATTTGACTTTGCCTCTACTCGTGACTTTATCGCAGTTGGTGCTTTGTTTAAGGTTGATGGGGATTATGTTTTTAAATCTCATTCATTTGTTCGTAAAGAATTTGTCGATAGAATATATAGCTATTCAAAGCCAAATGAAAATGTTAATGGTAAGCGACGATTTGCTCCGATTAGACAATGGGAAGATGAGGGATTGCTCACAGTATTAGATGAACCGTCAATGGATGCACAACACGTTGTAGACTGGTTTGTTCGTATGCGTGATGAAGAAGGTTATGAATTCCAAACTATTTGTGGAGACGGCTATAAAATGAGGGAGTATTTACAACCTAAATTTGAAGAAGCAGGATTCGAAGTCTCTTGGAATGGTAAATTTGAAGAACCGCTCGGTTACCGTGTAGAAGTTATTCGCAACTTTAGGGCTATTGATGCGCAATTATCAACCGTAATCGAGGATAGTTTCGCCAATCAAAAAATTAATTTCGGTGATAATGATATGATGCGTTGGTACACGAATAATGTACTTAGACATTTGAAAAAAGATGGGAATGTGGAATATATCAAAAAAGAAGATGTCAGACGAAAAACAGATGGATTTAAAGCTTTTGAAGCAGCGATGTTCAAGGCTGATTTACTAAATGAAGTAGATACAACTGATTTCTATGATAATTTGGGGTGGTTTATGGGATAAAACGCTACTTTTTGAGAGTAAAAATCTAGCATAATTCATACTGTAGAGGAGTGAGCAATAAAATATTAGTAATGTGGTGCGATAACCCTCAAATAAAGCTGTCAGAAATGGCGGCTTTTTATTTATAAAAACGCTACTTTTTCGCTCTACTTTTCCATTAAACTTGAATTAAAAGTACGGAAAGGAGAAAATGTGGGACTATTTTCAGACATTTGGTCATCTGTAAAAGATAAATTAAGTACAACCGATTTAACTGGGTATGACGCATTATTTAATGCACAAATCACGCTTGGTATTAAGAATGCTGCTTTAGAATCTTGTGTTTCTTACTTAGCAAGAACTGTTTCTAAAGGTAAATTTGTATTTAAAAATGAAAGCTCAATTACAGATTCTAAATTTGATTATGCTTTAAATATGAGACCGAATCCTAACCAAACAGCTAGTGAATTCAAAATTTCAATGATAAAAAAGCTGTTAAATGGTGAGTTATTAGTTATACAGGATGGTGATCAGTTCTATATTGCTGATAATTTTGTAACAAACTATTCGCTTGATGGGAACACATACACGGGAGTGACAGTTAACTTCTCCAATAGTAAAGTTTCTAATGCTCCTAATTCTGGACCATACGCTCAAAAATATTTTAATAGAACCTTTATTCAAGGAGTGGATTGTTTTCACTTAGACAATGATAATATTGGGATAAAAAAATATGTTGATAGTCTATGGGATGATTATGGAAAATTATTTGGAATCTTAATTGCTAATCAGCTCCGTGTAGGGCAAGTTAGAGCAAAAATTAGCATTCCAGTTAACAGCAAGCTTGAAGATAATGAGAGAAAAAAATTGCAGCAACAATATGCAACAACTTTATACGACAAAATGATGAATGATCCTATTGTCTTTATTCCTGCCGACGACAAATCAAAATCTTCGTATGATGAAATTTCTTCTAGCAAGTCTGCAACACTACAAAATCAGATTACTGACTTTTGGTCTTTAAAAAAAGTATTCATTGGAGAAGTAGCAGGGTTGCTTGGAATTCCTCCGGCACTAGTGCTTGGAGAAACTGCTAATAATTCTGAAAACTTGGATTTAGCAATTGAATCCGCAGTGATTCCATTAGGGAACAAATTATCAGAAGGATTTGCAAGTATTTTAATTAAAAAATCAGGATATTCAGTTGGTAATACCCTACAAATGACTGGATTTAAAACAATTAACATCCTTGACCGTGCAGATGCAATTGATAAAGCAGGGTCTAGTGGTGTTATAAAAGTCAATGAAGTCCGTGAGGCTGCCAATTTACCAGCAACAGAAGATGGTGACAGATTTATTATGACTAAAAATTATGAAGAGAAAGGAAAAAATAGTGAAGACACTTAAGTTTAATGGGACTATAATTCCTGATGCGCTTGGTCCAGTATATGACTTTATTAAACGCAGCAATGTTACTCCTAAAACTATGACAGATTTTTTAGAAAATGCAAAAGGAGAAGATGTCCTTCTTTCTATGAGTTCAGGTGGCGGAGAAATTACTGCTGCAAGCGATATGTATACTGCGTTAAAAAAATATCCAGGTAAAGTAAACGTTGAAATAACTGGGAATAGTGCCAGTGCAGCTACAATCGTCATGCTTGGCGCAGATCATGTTGCAATTTCTCCAAGTGCATCAGTAATGATACACAATGTGCAGTCAGGTGCACAAGGCGATTATCGCGATTTGAGTAATGAAGCCGGCGCTTCAAAAAATCTTAGTGAAGGTTTTGCTGAAATGTATGCTCAAAAAATGAATAAGAGCATTGACGAAGTAAAAGAGTTAATGGATGCGACAACATGGTATAACGCCAAGCAAGCTAAAGAAGCAGGATTGGTTGATGAAATCATGTTCGAATCCGCACCAATGATGGTTGCTAGTGACGATTTACTACTTTCTGATGAGGCTGTCTCTAAAATAAACGCTCTTATGCAGAATGACAAAGAACCAACAATGAATATTGAAATCAATCCTGAGCAAATGGAATCAATCAAAAATATGATTGATGAAAAAATATCTGCACTAAAAGCAGAATTTGAAGCTAATAACTCGGCAGACAAGCCACTTAAAAATCAAAAATTTAAACCACTTTTCCTAGGAGGAATTAAATAATGGACTACACAAAATTACCTAATTACGAAGCAGCTGTAGGAAAATATACAGATGCAGTTGCTAACGGAGCCGATGAAAAAGAACAACAAAAATTATTTGCACAGTCTATGGAAGTCATGGGTACTGAAATTGTTGAAAAACTTGCTGATCAAACAAACGAAAAAATCAACTCTCTAATGTCATCTCGTTCTTCTGAAGTAATGTCAGCAGAAGAAACAAAATTCTTTAACGATATTACTTCTGGTGTTGGAAATGTAGAAAAAACCTTGCCTCTTGAAATTATCAATCAAGTTTTTGACGAATTGACTTATGCCCATCCTTTACTTGATATTATCAAATTCCAAGATATGGGGCTTCGCACTAAAGCGATTATCTCTGATGGTATCTATAATGGTGGAACAGCAGTATGGGGGACATTTGCTGGTGATATCCAAGGTAAGTTGAACCAAAACTTCGGAGAACATGATTTTTCTCAAAATAAACTTACTGCATATACTGTTATCCCTAAAGATGCTCTTGACTATAGTTATGATTGGTTGAAAACCTTTATCATCTTACAATTGTCAGAATCTATTGCAGTTGCTCTCGAAACAGCTTTAGTACTTGGAGATGGGAATAACAAACCTGTTGGTTTGATTAAAGATGCTACCGTTGTCAATGGGACTACTACATATGGAGATAAAACAGTATCTGCCGACCTTTCGCCCCTTGCTGCTTTAGAAAACTCTCAAGACGTTTCACGACAAGCTGCTAAAATTCTAGCACCTATTATGAAAAAAATGTCAGTTAGTGAAAAAGGAATTCCGCTAAATATTGCGGGACAAGCAAAAATTTTGGTTAATCCTCAAGATTATTACAATTTCACTGCGATGTTCTTATATTTGAATGCAAATGGAGCATGGGTTGATATCTTACCTTTCAATATTTCTGTAATTCAATCAATGGCTGTTCCTGCTGGTAAAGGAATTGTATTTGTTGCAAATCGATACAATGCTTATCGCGGAAAAATGACAATGCAAGAATTTGACCAAACGTTTGCTCTTGAAGATCTTCAACTTTATACTACCAAATCATTCTATTGGGGTAAACCAAAAGATAACAATGCTTCAGCGCTTGTTACAATTGCGGCCGTACCTGCTGGGTAAGGAGTAGTCAATGAAATTAAAAGTAAAAGCTGTCTTTGATGATTTAAAGGAAAATGTTAGACGTGAAGTTGATGAAGTTTTTGAGGCTTCCGTAGCAAGATTCAAGGAGCTTGAAAAAAAGCTCCCTGGTTTTGTTGAAAAAGTGGAGGAAAAAGAAGATAAATAATAGGAGTTAAATATGAGTACTGCAGAAACTTGGGCCAATGATAACCTTAATTCATTCAAACAAAGAATGAGAATCAGTACTAATGATTCTGACGAACTTGCTAACTTAACAGATATGCTCATAGCCTCTTATACCTCAATTCTTAGATTAGTTGGAGTTCCTGATGTAAGTGATCCAGAAGTTAAGGAATTAATTTTTGAGCGTTCACGTTATACATACAATGATGCGCTAGATGAATTCAAAGAGAATTATAAGCAAAATATCCGTGACGTTTTTCTAGCTAATCAGCCTACTGATGATGTAGGAGAGACGCAATGATTAAATCGCAAAAATTACTTAAATCATCTAATCGTACAAATAACGGAACGATGCGGACTAAAGTTACATTTCAAGGAGTAGGGCTTGATACGTCATTCGACGGGAGAGGCGGTGATCCTATTGTTCTTTTTAAAACCTACGCAGATCTTTACTCCCCTAGCAATAAAGATTTAACAATCTTGGGGAATCAAAATGTTAAGAATGGAGCAACGATAAAAATTCGTGATCCCTTAACAAGTTATCAACCCAAAAACGATGACAAAGTTATTATTGATGACCCTAGATATTCAGGTCAGGTTTGGGGAATAGTTGATATTCAGCCTGATTTTCATGACCGAACTTTCTTGAAAATAATTCTAGGAGGGATGAATCTTAATGAGTAGTTCAATGACAATCAAAGGGTTTGAAGAAATTGAAGCAAAACTAAGAGAAAAGTTTAGTGAAACTCGTGTGAAGAAGATAGAAAGTGATGCACTTAAAGCAGCTGCGGATGAAGCTGTAGTTGATTTAAAGAGTACCCTTTCTCAATTTGCAAATTCTGGTGATACAGTAGCTGGTGTTGTTCGAGGAAATGTTTCTAGAACATCAGGATTCCCCGTCATAAAGATAGGTAACAATGGTAAGCATTGGAGACTTGTTCATCTTGAAAATAATGGTTTTGTCAGAAATGGTAAATCATATCGTTATAAAAGTTTTGGTGCTTTACAAAGATTTTCAAATGCTCAAGGGCAAAAATTTGTTAAGACAGCGCAAGATAATTTGAAGGAGTTGCTAAAATGAACGATATGCTAAATGAAATTATGCAAGTATTAGCTACTGACTCTGATATTCTATCAATTCAAAAAACGGGTGGATTTAAAAGTTATTCTAGGTATGAAAATTTATCAGGAAGTTTGACAAGTATAACGGTTATACCTGCTGGCCCACCAGAACAAACCGCGGTAGGAAGCAATGATTCATTCGCTAAACATTTTGTCTATCAGGTCAGCATTGAGGCAACTAATCGAATGGAAAGCAAGGAGCTTCAAAGAAAAGTTGAAAATATTCTCAAAACAAAAGGGTTCTTTCAGATGAATGGTGGCCTTGATGAATATTTTGAAGAAACAAAAAGATATGTGGATGCTCGATTTTATGAAGGCAACAGTAATCTTTACGAAAATTATTGAAAATAAGGAGAAAAAACAATGTCAGTACCTATTGGTTTTAAACGTTTAACAATTCGTGTAAAAGATGGTAAAGATCCAGTTCTTGGGACAAATCAGTTTGTTATCGAAGGAAAAAAAGATAATGGTGGGATGGTTTCCGCTAAAGTATCAGGATTAGCGGTTGATGCCGTAAAATCTTATTCTTCAAATAAAGTATACTCCATTTCAGGAAAAGGAGTTGGAGATGGTAAAGTTGATTTCGATATCATGGACTTCCCTGAAAAAATTAAAAATGCAGTACTTGGAATTGTAGCCTCTACTAATGGTGTATATAAAGCTACTGCAGACCGTACTTCTCCATACTGCTCAATTCTATTGGAAGATGTTACCCCTCAAGGTAATCCATATTTAATGGCATTTGTGGACGGAATGTTCTCTTCTGATGGTCTTGAGTTTAATACAGTACAAGGTAAACAAAGTGAACTTCCATCAGAAGCCATCAGTTTTGCGATTGGTTCTGATGATAATGGTTTGTATTACTCTACTTTTGTTGGAACAGGAACATCTACTGATGCAGCTGGTATTACAGAGATTAAAACTGATGCTCAAATGGTGCCAGCATCAAGCGGTTCAGGAACTGGGGGAGGTAATTAATAAATGACTAAGTTGTCAATTACTCTTCGTGATAAAGATGGTGAGTTTACTGTTACTCAAGAACATGTTAGCGGTCAAAAGCTTCTTGATTATTGGGATATGGCAGTTGAAATTGAAAAAAACGTTGATAAGATGTCTATTTCAGACGTTTATAAAAAACGGATTAATTTCATCGCTGGTTTGTTCGATAGTTCAAAGGTAACGGAAGGATCAATTTTGGCAAGTGTACCTGCTTGGGGATTGCAAAATTTCATTAAAGATGTTTTTGAAACGATTACTGGTTCAAAAGAAGTTACGGGTGACGAAAAAAAGGAACAATGACAGTCTCAGAAGCTCGTTCTGAATTTCTAGACTTTGTAAAAACGCTAGTATCGACTGGTTCATATACTTTAGCAGATATCCTTAGTAATGATTTTTCTACAGTTGTTTCTGTGGTTAGTGCAAAAATTATATCAAATGATAGTAGCGTAGATGAGCCTAAACAAGAAAAAGTATTATCACTTTGGGAATTTGGGCAGTCATTAAAATAAAAATAGCTCTTATGAGCTGTTTTTTTAGTTTTATTTTAGATAACGCTTGAAATGTATTATTTTAAAAGAGTATAATGAATTATAAAAATAAGGAGAAAATTATGAAAGACGAAAAAGAAGTAAAAGTATTGGCATACAAGCAAATATGGTTTTGGGTGGCTATTGTTTGCATTGTTATTGCATTAATAGGCGTAATTATTGGTGGTTCATCACAAAGTAAGTTATCAGAAGCTAACAAAAAGATAAGTTCTATTAAAAAATCAGTTTCTGAGGGAAATGAGATAAATAAAAAATTCGAAAGCTATATGAGAGATAATGTTCCAGATTATAGTTCGTATGCCAGCGATGCAGCTCAAGCTGTTATAGAAGGTTCAACAACTAAAACATCTGATAGTTCAACCACAGAATCTTCTGAGCCAAAATCTGAAGAGTTATCTTTTGGACAGTCCTCAGATTTTGGTAGTGAATCAGGAGATTCAAAAATAGAAGTTACCATAATCAGTGCCTCGATAGATCAAAGCATAGAATTGAGCGATGACGCTCCAAATGGAAGTAAAGCTTTAGTTGTAGAAATTTCGGTAAAGAACATCGGAAATTCAGCTTATGATTTCAATATACAAGATTTTAAGGCTTATAGTTCTGATGGTAATGTATTAAATTTTGATTCAAATACGTATGAAAATACAATGCCTGATTCTGTAAACATTGGACAAACTGTAAAGGTGAAAGCATATTTTGAGGCCACAGATGGCGGACCATTTAGTGTTACTTTTGCTGATGGAACTTGGAAATAAAATAGTAATCTAATAAAACATATAAAAACGCTACTTTTTAAGGGCGTTTTTTGTTTATCCTTGAATTAACAATAAAAGTTCAAGGAGAAAGCAATGGCAGATACACCTTTAGGGAAAATGATAATTGAAATGGGTTTTGATGATTCCAGCTTTGCAAAGGGCATTACTGGCGTTAATAAGCAATTATCTGCCTTAAAAAATGATTTAAAAACTTCTCAAACCTCATTTTCAACATTTGGAAAAGGTGTTGACGGAGTTAGAAGCCCGATGGAAGTTCTAACTAAATCCATTGAGACACAAAAAAGACAATTAGATTTACTCAAAAAATCTTATGACGGTTCACTTGTTGATGGGAAAGCAAGCTCTAGCACTCAAAAATATGCAGCTGACATTTCAAGAGCAAGTGCTCAGATGGCTCAATTTAAATCACAGTTAAAGTTAGCAGCGATTGAGCAATATAAACAAACCTCTATCTTACCTAAAATGTCTTCAGGGCTAGGAAAAGTAAGCTCAGGTTTAAATTCAATTGCTTCAAAAGCTATGCCTGCTTCAATTGCTATAACTGCAACATTTGCGAAAGGAATTCAAGCAGCAACTAATTTCAATGGTAAGATGACTGAAATCCAAGCTTTGTTATCAGATGGAACACCAGCAAGTGTTCTTTCTAAGCAAATGGATACTTTATCAGATAAATCTAAACAATGGGCTAGACAATACGGTATCGATACCTCATCTATCAATGATGGTATGGAAGAAATGATTAAACGCGGTTATGATTTTAATCAAACCGTTGGGGCTATGCCAGCGGTATTAGATGCTTCAAGAGCCTCAGGGGAAGATTTTGGAACAGTAATGTCTGCATCAACTGCCATTCTTGAACAATTTGGCTTGAAAACTGAAGATACAGCATCCATGATGAAAAATACCCAACGAGTAACGGATAGCTTGACATTTGTAGCTAATAAAACATCTGCAGGTTTTGAAGACATGGGTGTGGCAATGGAATATGTCGGACCCGTTGCTCACTCTTTAGGTATGAATGTTGAACAAACCGCTGCTGCAGTAGGATTGCTTTCAAATAATGGTATCGAAGGTGAAAAAGCTGGTACATCACTTCGTGGTGCTCTATCTCGCTTGTTAAAACCTACTAAACAATCTTCGGCAGCTTTTGAAGAACTTGGCATTAATATCGATGAGTGGAAAAAAGGAAATATCGGTTTACCTGATATGCTCGATACCATCAAAAAACATACCGAAGGTATGACAGATGCAGAAAAAAGTTCATTAGTTGCTAAAGCGTTTGGTGTAGAGGCTCAAACAGGTATGAACGTGCTAATTAACCAAGGCGGAGATGCATTACGCAACTTAACCAAAGAAACTCAAAATGCGACTGGTTATACTAAAAAGCTCGCAGACCAAATGAATAATTCTGATAAGAATGCTTTTAATAAAGCTAAAGCGACTTTGGAAGTTTTATCAATTGATTTAGGTCAAAAACTCTTACCTTCAATCATTCCAGTTGTTAAAGAAATAGATAATTTGGCAGGATCGTTTGAAAAACTAAGTCCTGAAACTCAACAATTCATCATTAAAATGGCAATAGCAGCGGCCGCAATTGCTCCAACAGCGAAAGCTTTAAGTGGATTAACAAGTATTATTTCGGGAGTTACTGGAGGTTTGGCTAGAATTGGAGCAAAAGGGGCAGGCGAACTCGCACTTAGAGGAATTGCTACAGAAGCAGAAGGAGCAACTGCTGCGATAGCTGGGGGAGGCGGATTATCCGCTTCTCTTAGTGGAATCTCTCCAATATTAGCTGGTTTAAGTCCAGTGGCTGTGGGTGCATTAGGCGTAGCTGGTCTAGCGGGCTTAATTATCGGCGTAAGCAAAGCTGTAGATGAAGCAAAAGATAGAGTTAAGTTCTTTGGTCAAGTTGAAGTTCCAAAAGAAACTGTTGATAAAATAGATGATTTTAGAGGACGAATTGACAAAGCCAAGGTAGCAATGGAAGAGTTCGGTACCGGAAGCCAGAATTCAGCACAAAAAGTTAAAGATGCTATCAATTCACTTTCCGAAGGAACAAAAGGTGATATTGACAAATCAACTAAAGAGCTTGAAGATGCAATGAAACGAACGGGTTATACCGCTGACCAAATTGCTGAAATGAAAAAAAGAGGGGAAAACGCCAAGTCTGTAGTAGAAGCTGCTGCAAATGATATTTCACAAGTTTACATTAATGCCAATAAACGTGACGAAAAAAATAGAGCATTGACCGTTGATGAGCAAGCACGTATAAGCTCAAATATGCAAGTTATTTTTGAATCAGAAGCTGACGCCCTTAAAATAACGGGTGATAAAAAGAACACTTTGATGAAAGCTCTTAATGGCGAGTTCAATAATATGTCTAAATCTCAAGCTCAACAAGTAATTGATGATATGAAGGGGATGAGAGAGCAAGCTAATAAAGAGTATGATCAACAAAAAGCAGACCAGCAAAAACTGCTTGACGGTAAAATAATTACTCAGGATACTTATAACGAAAATATGGCTGCCGCAGAGCAAGAACGGGTTGATAAATTAAGAAAATATGGAACTGCAGTTGCCCAAGCTGAGGAAGTTTTAAGAGGTAATCTAAAACTAGGCGAAGCTGGGTACTCGCAATGGCGTACAAACGCAGAAAATGAAATACGGACATATACAGAAAATACAGGTATTGGGCTAGATGACCTCCTCGCAAAACTTGGAGACGTTAATAAGAAAACTGCCGATTCTGGTAATGTTTTAGCCAAATATGCCGTAGGGATGTCAAACGACACTAAAAAAGCAAATGATGCTTGGAATACTATGATTTTTGACCCTAAAACAGGGGAAATTAAAACGAATATTCCAGAAGCAATCGCAGAAGCTCTCAAGGGTAAAGATGGCTGGAATAATATGCAGTTCATCTTGAAGAACGCTAATTTAACAACTAATGCCAGATTTACAGTCGCAGAAGCTTTGATTGCTAGTGGTAAATGGGATCAGCTTTCTCCTGAACAAAAGAACTTGGTTGTCAATAATCAACAAGGGCTGCTTGCGATTGCAGACAGTAAGCAGAATATGCAAATTTGGAATGAAATGCCAGATTCTGTTAAGAAAATTCTTGGTGATAATAAAGATTTCTTACAAAATAAAGAAACTGCCCAACAAGCTTTAACTGGTTGGAATACACTTCCTGCTCAAACTAAAAAATTATTAGGTGATGATACTGACTTTTTGAGTAAAAAAGGAAATGCTACCGGAGCATTAAACTCATGGAACTCTATGCCAGAAAATGTTAAAAAACTTCTTGGTAATGATGCTGATTTCCAAAACAAAAAAGGTGCAGCCGCAAGTGCGTTAAAAGCATGGGATGCAATGCCAGAGAATGTCAAAAAGATGTTTGCAGATAACACTGATGTTTTGAGTAAGAAAAAAGGCGCGGCCGATGCAATTACTCAATGGAATTCATTATCTCCTAAACAGCAAAAACTTCTTGCTCAAAATCTTACAGGAGACGGAGTCTCCAAAGCTCAAAGAGCTATTGATAGCCTTCCTAAAGAAAAGAATACAACTTTAACCACAACTCATAAAAATATTTTTCAAGAAATATATGAAAAAATAACCAAACATGCTACGGGTACTAATTATCATCAAGGCGGACTCGCAATGGTTAATGACCAAAAAGGTTCATTATATAAGGAATTAATCACTTTACCAACAGGCCAAAGCTTCATTCCGGAAGGTCGAGATGTCGTTTTAAACTTACCTAGGGGTTCGAGCGTTTTAAAAGCTAGCAAAACAGCACAACTTATCCCTAAATATGCCGATGGAACTGATGGTATTCCAGCTAATGCGAAGATATTTAGAGATATGCGAGCAGTTCAACAACAGTTAGTTGTTAGCGCTCCAGTTGTTGATAACAGTAAGCAACTGAATGCCATTTTAAGTATATTGGAGACAATAGCTTCAAGTGGAACAAACAAAGATGTTATCAATGCTTTACAACTTTTAAGCAATCGTCCAGTAAATGCAGTATTTGACAAAGATGAAGCTGCAAGAGCGCTAACACCGTCGATTACAAAGCAACAGTCTATTAACCAATCAATCGATAATATCGTAAACGGAAGGAGGAACTAATGAGCAAAGTTATTAAAGTTACTTATGGAGATAACATTCTTTCAGATTTATTCGAAAGTGTAACTAACATAAAACGTAACATCGGCTCAGGCTGGAATAATAATACGCAAGCTAAAAAAGAAGGAGTTGATGTCATCACATCATCTCGTGGGCCAAGAAATATCTCTTTTGATTATTTGATAAAAGGAACATTTTTTAGTGAGATAAATGCAAACAAGCAAAAGTTAGCAAGTTATATCAATTCAGAAGATGCTTTAGGCTTAGTATTTGAAGATGAACCAAATAAAGTCTGGTATGCATTGCCAGACGGAGAACAATCCTATGAACCAGAATCAAATAAAGGAACACTAACCTTTTTAGTTCCTTCTGGTCACGCAGTTTCAAGCTTTACAAATGTCCTTAATTTATCTAACTCTGGTGGAGCAAACGGAACAATTACTCCTAGCACAGTTGATGGTTCAGTAACAGCGGTTATTAAAAATAAAGGTACGCTTCCGGCTTGGTTACGTTTTAAGATTAAATGTAGTCAAGAAAATGGATATATCGGTATTGCAAGTCCAACCGGAGCATTTGAAATGGGGAATATCCAAGAAGCAGATGGAGTTGTAAAACCTGAAAGTGAATATTTTTATAATAGTGAAAACAATGCTCCGTTTTCAAATTTTACCGATGCAGTTGGGGTCGCCAACCCTCAAAATAATTTGCTAGCAACGAACGGAAAGCTTGAATTTCAAACTGATGGGTTGAGATTAAAAGATAAAGGAACTGTTGGTTCTAATCAAGGAGTTGCTGGCGGAATGAAAGTTATGACCTTACCAGCAGATTCAAACGGTCATGTTGGAGCAGCTAATTTCTATTCATATTTTAATATCTTTGCTTGGGCTGGTGCATTTGGCCAGACTGGGGTTCTACAAGTTCTATTCACAGATATTAATGATAAATTAGTTGCAGGATATGGAATTACTAAAGGGGACATGAGTGGTAATAATGCCTCTATGAAATGTTGGGTCGGTGGAAATAAACCACGGGAATATGCCAGCAACAACTTCATCTCTAATAATGGCGAAGGTAACGGGGCTGGTAATATGAACAATACTAGCTTTAATGAAAAAACTGGCCATTCTGATTTTGTAAAAACAGGGAGTCAATTAAAATTTTATTGGAAAGGCTCACGAATTGAAGCAATTATTCCAGAATTAGAAACTGTAGAAATTGCTAAAGTCTATATTTATATCGGGCAATATGTTCAATCAAATAAATTCATGACTAACTTATCATTGAGAAATATCTGGTTTAGAAAAGATAATGTGGATGTTTGGCATGATGTCCCTAATCGTTATGCAGCTAATTTAGAAACAAAAATAGATATGGGGAAAGGTCAGATTTTATTAAATGGTATTTCTTCATTAACAGAAATGATTAATGGATCAAACTTTTTTATGATTCCGCCAGGAGAAACAACAATTGTCACGACTCCTTCAAATTGGGTTAATCATCCGCTTGAAATTGAATATAGTTGGGAGGAGAACTATTTATAGTGTTAATTAATATTTTAGATGTAAATTTACAAAAAGTTGCATTTTTGAGTAATGATGTTCCTGGACTTCCAAGTTATTATGATGATGAGTTTCATGAATATCGTGATCAGGGAGCCGCTACTTTCAAATTTACAGTAAAGAAAGTTATCAATAACAAGCTACAATCGTATGCTAGATTCTTAAACGGACAGGCATATTTTAGTTTTCAAATTGATGGGAATGATTATTTGATGACTCCTGCTTCTGAACAAGCAATCCACGAAACAAGTGAAGAAATTTCATTCTTTTGTGTCTCTCTTGATAGAGAACTGATGAGTGAACAAGCTAACTCTCTTGTTAATACATCAAGTCATAATATTCAGTGGTATTTTGACCAAATGGGATTAATATCAAACGCTCAAATTACAATCGGAATCAATGAAGTTTCTAATCTGACACGAACCATTAACTATGATGGACAAGAGACAAAATTGGCACGTCTAATTTCTGTTATTGGAAACTTTGATGCAGAATTTGAATTTATTACTAAGCTTAATAATGATGGTTCTCTCAATTCTGTTACACTCAATATTTATAAAGAAAATGATGGATTGAACATACAGGGTGTAGGTAAAAAAAGAGATGATGTTCGTCTAATATTTGGGGAAAACATTCAAGCAGTAGAACGTGATGTTAGTACAGAAGGCTTTTTAAATGCAACAACTGTAACTGGGGCAGACAATTTAAGTTGGAAAAGTGCTTCATTCAGTTATACAAATGCTGACGGAGTGGAAGAATTTTATAAAAGAGCAGGAGATAATACGGCGTATGCACCCCTCTCAGCTAAAATATATCCTGCACAATTATCAAAAGAAAAAGACGATATTTGGACGCGAATAGATTTTACTACTGAATACAAAAATATAAATGATATGTGGGCTTATGCGGTGCGCCAATTTAAGCAATATGCTTACCATCAAATTAGTTATACTGTGACTCCATCATCAAAACTAGTAAATGCAGAAATTGGAGATGGCCCCCCACTTGCGAAAGGCGATACGGTCATCATACAAGATAATAATTATATTGACACTGATGGCAATGTAGGACTATTATTATCTGCTAGGGTTTCAGAAAAAATAGTATCTGAAACCTATCCTGAAAATAATAAACTTATTTTTTCAAATTATAAGAAGCTAAAGAATGAAGTCTCCACAGATATCCAGGCCATCGTCAATCAGTTAGTCGATGCAGCTACTCCATACAGAGCAGAGCTTACAACCACAAACGGCACGCAGTTTAAAAATGGCACTGGTTCAACAACCTTATCAGCTCATATTTTCAAAGGTTCTGCAATGACTGAAACAATCGCTGACAGCTACGAATGGTCGAAAGATGGAACAGTAGTTGCGAATGCTCAGACTATCACAGTTGATGCCAGCGGAGTTGTGGATAAAGCAGTTTATAGCTTTAAAGCGACAGTTGGCGGTAAAGTAGTCGCAAGTCAGTCAGTGACTATCACTAATGTTAATGATGGAACGAGCCCGATTAATCTAGTTATTGATTCATCTAATGGCTATCAATTTAAAAATAATATCATTAATACAACTTTCACTGCGATACTTTATCAAAATAATAAAGAAATTGATAGTGATGGAACAAAATTTGCTTATATATGGTCTAAAACTAACTCTGATGGAACAGTAGATACCGCTTGGAATCTTGCTCATCAAACAAGTCAGAAATCAATTACAATCACAAATAGTGATGTTTGGCAGAGAGCTACATTTGATTGCACTGCCGAACCACTTAATTAATAGGAGGAATAAAATATGTCAATTGTCTCAAGTGGACAGATCACAATCACAGATTTATCAGATGGGATGCAACTCAACGCTTTCATCACAGCGAGTGGGGTGACCACTCAAACTTATGATGCAACAGCTCAAACATGGTCACCAAGTTATGCGACTACTCCACAAGTTTTAACGCTCAACCTTACTAAAGCAGGGAGTACTACTTCTGTTGTTAGTGGGATTTCAGGAACTATTACTTGGACACGATCAGATGGAACCACAACAACAACTATCACTTCAACTACTAATACTGACACTCAATATATGAGCGGAACTTCAAATAGTGTGTTGACAACAAAAGTCAATGTCCCAATTGCTAACTCAGCATCACGATTCACTGCTTCTGGATTATGGGTTGACCCTAATACAGGTTTAAATGTTCCGTTCTCAGCTGTTTTAGATTTAACGGTTGTACAACTTGCTAAATCAGCTGTTCTTGCGAATGTTTATGCTGGAAATGGTGGAGCGTTCTACAATTCTATGCCTGCAAGCTTAACAATTAACGCTGATTTATATAAAGGAGGGCAACTTTCTGCAGGAAACAAGCAAATATTCTTCGGTTATGCAGATAGTACTGTAACCACAACTGGTTCAACTGGTTATAACTCAAACCTTGGATTAGGATGGCATTTATGTTCTTCATCTACAACTGGTCAAACACCAAATGTAACTGCTGGTACAAATACAACTTCTCAAGGGATACTAACAGTTCTACCAACGGCTGTTACGAACTCGCAAAGTTATAAGGCAGTCATTATTGACCAAGCAGGCGGTACAGCAGGAACGGCAGTTAGTGGTATCGTTACACTTCTTGATTATACAGACCCATTAACTTGTACGATTGATAGTACAGCAGGTAGTATTTTTAAAAATGGTTCTGGTACAACAACACTTACTTGCCGAGTATTTCAATCTGGTGCTGAAATTGATACAGATGGAAAAACCTATACTTATAAATGGTCTCAACGTGACCAAAATGGCGTATTAAATGCTAATTTTGGCGGTACAGGCAATCAATATAAAGCTGGTAAAACAATTAGCGTTACAGCTTCTGATATCAATGTCAAAGCTCAATATACATGCGAGGTGAATCAATAATGAAAAGTACATTTTATGCTAATATCGAACTTGGTGGAGAAATCACACAAGTTAGCTTTGAAGCAACAAGTGCAAGTGATGTAATTGAACAAATCTGGCGGACTTATGGTATCTCCACTCCAATTATTGAAATTTGGGCGGAGGTGACCGATGACGATAGTAACAAGGAATAGTCTCACATTAAGTAATGTTAATGATGGGACAATAACTCATACCGCTTATGCTTATAGTTCTGATGGAACTGACAGATTTACAACCGTTTGTCCAAATTTGAACTTGTTAAAAGACGGAAGATTCTCAGGACAACCGAGTCCTAAATGGACTACTGACGGTACTACAATTTCAAAAGATGAAACAACTGGTTTTTTTAAAATTAAATTTAATGGGAATACTGTAAATAATCGTACATATTATGGAAGTGCTTTTATTGAAATTCCAACTGGACAAAAATATTCGATTTCTGTCAAAGCATACTCTTTGGAAAGTTCATTAGATGTTAAGTTTGGAGCTTATGACGGCTCAAGAACCATTACTATCACAAATAATGGAAATATTCCAAAGGTTTACAAAATTGAAGGAATGGTTAAAACAGGTTCTGATGCGCTAAGTATATTAGGCGGCACGTCACAAACCCTTGGCACTTTATTTATAAGTGAAATCAAATTAGAAAAAGGGGAAGTTGCTACTCCATACATGCCCTCATCTAGCGAAGTCACAACTGCTGACTGGCCAAGCTACATCGGTCAATATTCAGATTTCACAGCTACAGCATCCACAGACCCCACTAAATATGCGCCTTGGATTATATTTAAGGGAAATGATGGGAAAGACGGTACTGGTATCAAAACTACGACCATTACATATGCAGGTTCTACAAGTGGAACAACAGTACCAAGTAGTGGATGGACTTCTACAATTCCGACAGTTGCAGCAGGTAGTTATCTGTGGACGAAAACAGTCTGGACTTATACAGATAATACCAGTGAAACAGGGTATTCAGTCGCTAAAATGGGAAATGATGGAAATAACGGTGACCCCGGTAAAATCGTATCTGATACTGAACCAACTACACGTTTTAAAGGCTTGACTTGGAAATATTTAGGTACGTCTGACCTTACTGCGAGTGACGGAACAGTGATTAAGCCAAATACTGAGTACTACTACAATGGCACTCACTGGATGATTAACTATTTAAGTGCGAATAATCTTGAAGCTAACTCAATAACCGCTGACTTAATTGATGCAAAAAATTTAACAATTACTGATGGTGAATTTGTTAGCACAATCATCGATGGGTCAGTTAAAACTCAAACAGAAATCAAAGATGACCATCTTCTGATTTATAAAATGGATACTTCTACTAATTCGATCAATACAATTGCTCTTAAATCTGATTCTGGATTAGCAATGACTCATCAGAATAGTGATACAGGCGAATATACAAGTGCAGGTGTTAATTTCCAAGGTTTGTTTATGCAAAACAACATTACAAATGAATTTGCACGCCTTACACCTCAAGGTACAAAGTTATCAACTGACGTTCCTTGGACAACATTGTCTCCAATGGGAGGTTTTAGTGGCGGGTTAATTAGGTTCGCTGTTAAAAATGGTGTTGCCCATTTTTCATTAGCCGGTCTAAGTTGTCCGCCAATGACTGCTGGCAACTGGATAAAATGTGCTCAATTGCCGTCCGGTAGCATTGCAATTCCTTCTGAAAACCAAGTAACTGCTGCTTTCACGAACGCTACTGTGTGGGGGTTTTATGTTTCGAAAAGCGGAGGTTTATATCTTCAATCTACATCTAATTCACCAGCTTTAAATGGCCTTGTCAACGCCTCAAATAGTTACCCAATAGGATAGGAGAAAAAATGAAAGAAGTAAATACAACGAATACAACTACTGACATCATTGTTAGTGATAAGAATGTGGGTAATTTCACCCTCACAACGTTTAACAATGGAACAATGAATGCAAATTTCATGATTAATGACCCTGCAACATTTCACAGTACGTCAGAAGCAGCTCAAGATTTGGTTAATTTGGTTAGCTCGGCAGTCAATCAGTCTAAAGCTTTGTTGGCTGATTTTGAAGCTAGTAAAAATTAGAAAGTAGGGGTTATGGAGGAGCAAGCATGGCGAGAAGTGCTCGAACGATTAGCTCGAATTGAGACAAAGTTGGATAACTATGAAACAGTTAGAGATAAAGCAGAACGAGCGCTTTTAATAGCCCAATCAAATGCAAAACTAATAGAAAAAATGGAAGCCAATAATAAGTGGGCTTGGGGCTTTATGCTTACTCTTGCCGTAACTGTTATTGGATATATAATTACTAAAATACTTTAAAAGGAGAAAAAACATGAAAACAATCGATAAAGGAACACTCACACGTACAATCTTACTCTGGTTGGCAATTTTAAATCAAATTTTAACAGCGTTAAACATGAACCCATTGCCTCTTGACGATAATACTGTTAGCACTGTAATTACAACAGTTTTTGCACTTTGGGCATGGTGGAAGAACAACGACTTCACTCATGCAGCTAAAAAAGGAACTGAACTTACTAAAAGTTTAAAAAATGGAGATAGTGTTCAAGTAGTTAAGGCATCTGATGCTGACCATGAATTCACAGAAGGAGGCGAGTAATGTCAAGTATTGAAAATATGATTGCTTGGATGCAAGCACGAAAAGGTAGAGTTACCTATTCAATGACTTCACGAATGGGGCCAAACAGTTATGATTGTAGCTCGTCAGTGTTCTTTTCAATGATTGCTGGTGGCTTTCTATCAACAGGTTCAATGGGTAATACTGAAACCTTGTTTGGGATGTCAGGAACAAAACTTAAAGAAATCAGACGTGGAGAAGTACAACGTGGTGATATTTTCATCTCAGGTACTCCAGGAGGTTCGGCTGGCTCTGACGGACACACTGGTATCTTCTTAAGCAATGGCTCATTCATTCACTGTTCTTATACTCATAATGGAATTGCGGTTGATACGAATGATGCTTACATGAGCACTCGCTTACCACATCACTTTTATCGAATCATTGGTTCATGTTCAGCAAATACTGACAACAAACCTCAAATGGTCACATTAAACGTTGATGGACAATTTGGTAATGCGACAGCTAAACGATTGCAAGAATACTTTGATACAGCTGGAAAAGACGGAGTAATCAGTCACCAGTACAAACAAACCTTTAATCAAAATATCTACGCAGCACAGTTTGATTCATCACTGACAGGCTCAAACGTTGTTAAAGCCTTGCAAAGATTCTTAGGAGTTGGCCAAGATGGACTATTTGGTCAAGCTACGATTAAAGCACTACAGAAATACCTTGGAACAACACAAGATGGAACAATTAGCCCTGTTTCTGATTCCGTAAGAGAGTTGCAACGTCGATTAAATGCGAATAAACTATAAGGATAAATTATGATAGAATTTTTCCAAAGAATTAGAGAATTGCCCGACATGAAACTATTTTTAGATTACTGGTGGGTTTGGCTGATTATAGTTGTCGGTCTGATTATCTTGGCTGAATTAAATAGTAGAAAATAAAAATAACCCTGACTTCGGTTAGGGCTTTTTTATTTACAACGGAAACGGATATTAAGTATAATTTGTTCCGTAACACTAATTTCAATTCGGCCTTCATAATTTGGAAACTTTTTATTTGAATGAATTAAAAATATTTTATATAATAAATTTACCCTAAAAAGATATTATAAAACATCTTTCCGAGCACCTTTTAAATAGAGGTGCTTTTTTAATTCTAATTCTTGCTAACATATTGTAAAAATGATATACTCTAGATGTTTACTTTTGTGATGTATTCACTCTTTAAAACGCTCGCCAACTGGTGGGTGTTTTGTTATAATATTATTGGACATCGATGAAGAGTTTTACTCTCCTCATTAGCTGCTCTTTGGAGCGGCATTTTTTATATCAAAAAAGCACTAGCATAAGCCAGTGCCGAAAAGTGATTAGAGCAAGGTATGAATAATATAGTATAAAACTAGATTAACTTGCACTAACTATTATAATATTAACAATTTTATGAACAATTGTCAATAATAATATGTTACAATATATTCGGGATGTTTGTGAGATTTCATCCTATTTCTAGAGTTAAGCTGCTCTTCGGAGTGACTTTTTTGTTTGTTTTATATGTTATAACGAAACTCTTAAACGTGGGTGTCAGCAATTTGCTGGCATTTTTTGTATTATTTTGTAAATGAGAAAAAAGAAGTAAATAAATGTATAATCAAAATTTTTCATAAAGTTTTAGTCCTAATATCCCTCTGAACAAGGGGTATTTTTTGAATTGTATATATAATTCTTGACAAAATAAAATAATAAGAGTAAACTAAGAAAATCAAGATTTAATCTTGATTTCTCTTAATCTAAGGGTTCTAAAACTCTTAACAAATTATTTAACGCCCTTTATAGGGTGTTTTTTCATAAATTTATGCACAAAAAAAGCTCTAATCAGTAAACTTTAAAGTTACCAACTAGAGGATGATGTGTGTTAGTACAAATTCAGAAAAAGTTTACTATATACAAAACATAGGAGATACTAACAATTTAAATATTAACAATTTTTCAGACAATTGTCAATTATTTATAGTAGTGTGTTATAATATATTTAGTGGACGAGAAAATTATTTCTTTTACAGTATCTTTGATAATCTGCAGTTCCGTCCACATATATCTAATATAATAACCAAGATATGTGCTGCAGATTGTCATATTTCGGTTCTTTAGCTCAGTTGGTAGCTAACCGTTCGGTCGCTGGTTCGAGTCCAGCAAGAACCATTAAAATTAGGTAGCAAAAAAGTAGCAGAAATAGTCTAAAACCGTAAAAAAGTAAGTATATCTAATTTCATTAAAAGTGCTGTAAACTCTTTGAAATAGGTGTTTTAACAGTTTTGTAAGATGATAAAAAACGTCGGTAGTGCATGGATCTCATGGATAACTTCAAAAAATAGGATATTGATATAAATATCTTTGAGTGTGTGACAGTATACTGCTCGTTAGATAATAAAAAACTCAGAACTACTGAGTTTTTTTATTATCTATTTTTGTATAAGATTGTTACTGCTGAACTTACTATTATGATTCCGATTAGTACAAAACTAAGATCCGTATTGCTATTAACACCAGTTTCTGGTAATGTTTTTATATTTCCTTCTTCTGAAACTTTTGTGATCTTGTTATCCAAGACAATAGAATCTTTTGAAATATTCAATGTATTTTTATTTATAGAGGGAGCAGGTTCAGGATTTGGAGTGGGTTCGGGATTTGGAGTGGGTTCAGGGTCTGGAGTAGGATCAGGATCTGGAGTAGGGTCTGGATCTGGATCTGGATCGGGCTTAGGTGCCTCATTAATCTGAATCATATTTGTTATTGAATAGGGAGTTACATGCCGATCATTTTCAGGAAGTGCATCTGTAACGTTAAGTTGAAATGTCTGGCTTCCAGAACTAATATTAGAAGTATCTATCATAATATCAAAGGTACCCGTATGGGAATTATTATCAATAGTAATATTTGAAATAACTACATAGTCAAGGTTAGAGTTCACAATTATGTCTTGAGTTGTAAGGGAGTCACCACCATAATAACCGAAGGTAGCCCTCCCAGTGATAATGTCGCCTTGTGTTACTTCAACAATTCCAGAGTCAAGTCCCATATTGAAAAATTCAATCGTTGAAATACCATACCATTCTTGTTCGGCTTTTGCAGAAATATCCGATGAGGGAGTATCAAGTTGGTCCGCCATTGAAGGTGAAGGTAAAGTAGTGAATAGTATACATGTTAAAAAAGTACATGTAGATAATGCAATAATTGATTTTTTCATTTTTAAAACTCCTGTAAGATATAAAATACATTTTAACACATTATTTCAATAATTAAAAAGACAATTTTACAAAAGTGTCTATTATTTTACTAAAAATACTTTGAGGTTATTGAAAATATAGTCTTAAATTAGAGAAGTTCAGTTATAGGGAACTTGTATTAGTTGTTAATGATTCTTATTTTCTCCGAAGCCGAAGACTCAAAAAAGTATAAGTTATTAATTATTTTTTATTATTCATTTAAGAAATAAGTTCTATAATAAATCTATTCCAAAAAATAAACTTTTTCATAAATACTCCTAAAGCGCCTACTAACCTAGGCGTTTTTTTTATCCTCTCGCTTACAAGTTTTATTACTTCAGAAAGTGAATAAAATGTTTTTAGAGGCAT